ATTCTTATTTTCTTTAGCAATCTGAAGTTGTTTATCAGCTATTTGTTTCTGTGTTTGTAACTTTTCACGATCTATGCTAAGCTTCTGATCTGTCTGTAGTTTTTTATTCATCTCAGACTCACGCTTAAGATTCATCTGATCTTGATAGCGTTGCTCACCACGAATCTTTTCTAAAGCATCTTGATAATCAGACTGTTCGTTCTGGTTAATATCTACACCTGCACCATATCCAGCTGCTCTAATCTCAGCTACAGTAAGCTGAGTTTGTCTATCCAGATCAGCTTGTTCGGTTCTAAACTGTAGATCCATTTGTTTCTGACGTTCTTGAGACTCAAGCATTTCTTGTTGCATCTGCTGCTGTTGTTGCATTTCAGCTTCTTTCTGAGCTTGTACTTTTTCTTCAGCATTCTTAAGAACACCTGTAAGTTCAGCAATAGACTCAGACTTGATAACATTACCAAGATCGTAGATAGATGCACCAGTAGTATTGTTATTGATAGCCAATTGTTTAAGTTGCTCCATTACAGAACGAGCATTAGTCTTTGTTGTACAGAAGATATTTAAATCTCTCATAAGAAGCTCTGTACCGTTCATTTCAAAATGAACTTTTTCATCCTTAGATGTAATATATTGAAGACGTACACTAGGCTTTTTAGAATGATAATACTGAGCAAGATCTGTTCTAAGCTGATGTACGCGAGGCATTAAGTTATCTGAGTGCTGAATAAAATACTGCTCTGTCTGTGCATAAGAAGCGTTCATAGCTTGTTCTACACCAGTGGCAGTTTGTTGTTGAGCAATAGCCTGACCCATACGTTGTGGGTTAAGACCAATAGTTTCAAAAGCTTGGTTCTTAAAGTGACCTGCTAATTGAATACGAGATAACAAACGGTTAGTTTGTTCTAGGTTTAACACCTGATAATGTTGGAAGTTAAGAGCATTCTCAGTGTTAGTTATGCTTGTATCAAGCGGTAACATCTGGAAGTTCTTCATAGCCACATAGGCTTTAGCCAGATTATTTTTACCCCAGTCTTCTCCCATAGAGTGACGTGGCAAAGAGTTCTGGTCTAGCATGATCACCGTGCCGAGCTCATCTACTAAAATGTCTGCGATCTGGTTATTCACAATATTATAGCCTATTTGGTAGGGCTTCATTAGATCAACCAATGAAGTACTCCTAGTATTTCTATCTCCAAATACACAACCTTCCACTGGAAGTTTACACCCATAAAGTGTAGCATCCCCTTTGAATTGGAAAGGAAGACGTCCTGGTTTACCACCATTAAGTCCTAAGTAGATTGGGTTAATGCCACCTGGGTTATTATGTCCCCAGAATGCCGGACGGTTAGGTCCAATCTTAATACCACCCCAAGTCTCGTTAATCCAAATCCAATCTATATGTTCACCAAAGATTAAGTTATCTTTAGTCTTTTGTTTATACAATGCAGTGTTATACTGAGGCTTATCAGACACTTTAAATGATTCAGTTACAATGTCTTGTAAGATTTCTCCTTCTTCTGTAATCTTAGTTAAGTGCCCCACTTTACGTTGAGACTTCCAATAAATCTGAGATACACGTAGTAAGTGACTCTTACCAAAGTCAATAGTATCTTCTGAATCTGATAAGATCCATTCTACAATGTCACCTGTACCAAACTTTGTATCGTATACAGATGTAAATTGTCTGTATGCAAGAGATGGCATCTGAGTATTCCACTCATGACTTCTTGTAGGATCATAGTATGTACCGTCATTTTGGTATCCTTGTACAGCATAGCCGGCAGATCTTACAGGATAGATAGCTTCTAAAGCTTCCATTTGTTCCTGGTTCATCATCCAACCAAACTTATCAATAACGTCTGATACAGACATCATATCCATTTTACCTACCCAGTTACCCTGAGAGATATAACGTACATCTGGAGATTTATGGTAGAATGTAAGAAGTGGATTCCACAACTCTAACTCATAGTCATCTTCCATCATGTTAAAATGCCAGAACTCACGATCTGTAATTAACATATCGCGAAATGCACGTTCTTCTAACTCTTGAAGTTTAAACCTTTCTTCATCTACTGACATCTGGTGGGTAGCCCACTCTTCAATCATAGATCTGTAATCTTTACGGAAAAAGCTTTCAATCTCAGGAAGTTTCTTTAAGTTATCTGGAGAAGTCTGCTCTTGAACTTGTTTCTGAACTTCTTCATCTTCAAGATCTAAGCCCTGATTCATAATCTCCATCATCATCTTTTGCTGAGCATCCTGTAAAAGGACATCCTCAAGCATTTTACGCTTCTCTTCTAAAAGCTCATTGTAAGAAATATCATCTACAGCCTTAAACATAATACGTGAGCTTCTTTTAGAAAACTCATTACATAATACGTTTACAACGTTAGGGATAATAGGATAGAACTTAAGCTCTAATGCAGATTGATCTTCTTTAGTTAACTGATCAATAAGATCAGCCATTTCGTTATCTTCTTCAACGATATAATCTGTTTTGTCAATAATACCCTTAGCAAGCTTGTAGTTCTTCATAAGCCTACGAGCATTGCGTCTAAGCTGCTTCATACCTTGCCACTCAAGCCAGTCTAGATTCCAGGCTCTCCACTCATCATCTTTCTCTTTCTCGGGTAAAAATTGAATAGGCTGGGTAAGAGTACCCATCTTGTTATACTCCGCCTTTTTCCCGGCCTTCAGATCCATTGCTGAATATATCTGCATGATATTTAGTTATTTAGGTTTGCTGAATCATCAGCAATTGTATTAGTAATAGTTCCACCAGTAGTTGATATAAATGATGGCATATATGGTGCAGTGGAAGTACTCCATATACCCGATGACGGATAAACAGGAAAACTACTACTTCCATTGGTAGTTCCAAAAGTTAATGTGGGTTTTTCTTCTTCCTTTAAAAGCAGCAAAGCTTCCTCTAGGGTGAGGGAGCTTTCTTTAATCAACCTAGAAAGAACTGTTACTTTTTGGGCATGTAAGTCTAGAGTTTCCATATTTTATCTCATATTTTTAAAAGGACTACGTGGCGGTCTCATATTTGTACCGTCACTACCCCTAGAATTACCCAGATGTCTAAAGGGGCTCCAATTTAATTTACTAAATTTCTGGGAGTTATCCAAGTTTTCTTTTGTAACTTCTACACGTTTAGAGAAGCCACGGTTAGATTGTTGCACCTTTGCAAAGGCTATAAGAGCACAAAAGGCTACCAATCTATCCACGTTTAGTCCATCTCTGTAAGCTTGCATCTCTCGTAAAAGCATAATGTCAGGGATTCTTTCAATACCGTATATGGTTTTTACAATATCCCCGTTTTCTTTTGTCTCATGATCTAGCTCTTCTTTTGTATACTCAATACCGTAAGATAGGATGTTACCCTTAAAAAGCGTACCTACGTTCTTCCAGCCATATTCTTGGAATACGTTACGGTTGGCACCAATGTCTTTTAAGAATAAGATCATGTCTTTAGGTACTAAGTAACGTTGCTTACGTTTAGAAATCATGTATTGTATAAACAAAGCTACGTTATTCTCCACTATTGTCCAGGCGTTGTACCACTCTATAAGTATTTCTAAACGCTCATGGGTTTTAGTAAGATCGTCAAAACGACCACACCAAGATGCCACTATACCATCCCGTTCAATACTACTTTCTACCACTCCTCCACCAGAGTCTTTTATTACTTCTACAGGATTCTTGTATATGTATATAGAACATAGGGATTCCGATGTAGTAGTTTTACCTTCACCTACTGGATCCACAGAAGCATAGTATGTGCCAAACTGAGGATCTTTACAAGGTCTTTCGTAAATACAGATGACACCTTCTTTATCTTCTGTCTTTTTAGATATAGGAAACTCCATAATAGGAATCTTCCTAGACGGTTTGTCTATGATTTTACCTTCTGCGTTTCTAGAAAGTTCTAAGTATTCTACAGGATATTCTTTATCTTGAATACGCTGCATTTGTTTAGCCACAAGATGCGGAGGGAACACACTCACCTTACGTGTAGCAAAAGCCTCTTCTAGGGTCCTAGGATGCTGTGAAATCGTAAGCTGGTAAGCTCCTGGATCAAGATCCTTCTTCATCTTCTCAAACTCTTTATCTAGGGCTTCTAAGGCTTCTTTTACTAAAGAGTTACCATACTGATCAATATAAGGAGGCATTGACCATTGTTCAGGTATAAACAACCCTGTAATACCTGTTGTACCATCTTTATCTACAAGATTAGATTCTATTCCATAGAACCCGTTTTCTTCTGGATGGTATACATACTCTTTCATGGGTTCACACTGATCGAGATCACCCACTGATCCTGCTGCAATAAACTGACCTGTAATAATATGACCAGACTTAAGGGCTGGTTTCATGAATCCATAAGTGTCATTCATCTTAGGTGCGATACCTGCTTCCTCGTGAAAGAAGTATGTTACAGGTCCACCGACACCATGTGTAGGATCTTTCTCAAAAGAGTATAAGTTAATTGTACTTTTTAATCCTCTATATGTATCACGATTATTTACTCTCACTTTAATCTGCTGGTTCCACGCCCCCACCTTATCAGGTTCTGCCGGTCTATACCATGCAGTGTGTTCATTTAAGAAGTTACGATATTCATTAAGAAACTTCCATGATCCTTTCTCATTAATGTAGTCTTTAAGACTAGCTCCAATTTTAAGAATAGATCCTTCTTCAAATACCCATTGGTTAATTAACTTAGCCATGTGAAAATAAGAAGATGCTATCTGACGTTTCTTTAGAATGATAGCGTGCCGCCAATGCAGTTCAGCAAGATGCTCATATAAAGCCATGTGATATTGTGCATCTCTCACCTTAGCAAAGTCAAACCTCTTTTCTTCTTTATCGTAAATAGGTAAAAAGTTTAACCACATGTAGTAGTCTCTGCTTATATACCATGTACCGTTTTCACTTTTTATAATAACTCCTTTACGACACTTGTTCTTTTGGTCGTCCCAATATGTTATAAAGTCTTTACTTTTTACTGGAGCAGCACAGTAATACCCTTGCTTTTGAAACTTACGAGCTTCTGCATTAAAGATTAAACTAGTCTCATCAAAGTTATACTCACCTGGTTCTTTGAATATAGATAGTAAAAAATCTCTAAACTCTTCTCTACTATAAAAAGTGGAGACGGTCCAATGATCAACATCGTAAGTAGGTACTTCTATAAATATGTTAGCTTCCAATTATTTAGTTGAGGTTATTTTATGAATCTCGTTAATATCACCCTTTGATCTATGCAATAAGTACAATAACGTAGTAATGTCTTTACTACGCAATACACCTTCTAGTTGAGAATCATCCCAATACTTATTATACAATTCTCGTGGTACAGCACACCATAAACTAGTGTACGGATTAAAATGAAATACCCAGTCGTGCATGTAATATTCTCCATCTGATGATTGAGTTACAGGTGCAAACTCTTTAATGTTTTCATAATCTGTGTAAACTTCTTGTTTCATAGTTTTATGTTTTAATATTTTTTAGGAAAGCAGAAGATGGGTGCGTGGACATCTGCTTTTACGACTGGCATTTCTAACCGATCACGTACTGCCCTTTCTACAGTTAAAAGTACGCTATTCCAATCAACCTAATAAGTTTATAGTTCAGATAATAATAGCATTTCTTTATCCCATGCTCCTAAAATCTGCCAGTAAAATCCAAATGGACTTTGTACTAATAAAATAGGATCTCTTTTCTCATATGCTTTACGGAATTTATCAGGTTCAGCAATCACATAGAATACAGGTTTTTTCTTACACAGTTTCATCATCTGTTCTGTATACTTTTGCATTACTGCTATAGCATCATCTGGAAACTCTGGTACAAATAAATCAGAAGTATTCATTTGTAAATCATACTTCTCTAACAATATACCAATCTTCTCATCTGTAGTATTCTGAAATCCGTTAAAAAAGTTTTGACAGCTTCCCCACTTTTTTCTATTTTCTAGTCTTTCTATAAGAGCACTTACTTCTCTTTTAGAATAATACTGTGTAATTAATTCTTCTTTAATTTTTAACACAGCAATTTTATCATCTATATTAGCAAGAGTCCATGGTGTAGGGACAGTTTCTAACTGATCTAATACATCAATAGGTTTAATAGCAATTTTATTACTTTCAGGTAAAGTAGCACCTTCTGCTACTGAACTCATTGTTATATAAGTGTTGCCGGTGTTACCTCCTCTATAAGCAGAAGCATAGTTTTTAAAATCAAATAAAAAGTTATCATCTAATCCATCAGATACTCTTATAGCTTCAAACTTGTCTTTCTTTTTAAAAATACTTAATAGTTTTTTTATCATTTTGTTTGGTTTTAAATTAGCTGTAGAGGGTGGACTCGAACCACCAAGGTGAGATTCAATTGATAACACAACGCTTGCAAGCTGGTGGTCTACCCCATATTATCAATCTATTTCTGCATCACCGCCCACGAGACAGGTGGGTACGTTTGCCAGGGTCATAACAGAGACAACCCAATTTCGTCACTCTACAATTTTACTACTGATCATATGCCAATCTCTGGCCACCTCTTACAGAAGACTGTTGCTCTTCTTGTAAGTCTCTATACACACCTTTAAAACTTTGTCTTACAGAATCAAATCTTTCAGCAATACGTAATAGTGCTGTAGCAGAACCGTCACGTCCTGACGTAGGTTTTTCTGTAGCCATAAACGTTGCCATGTTATCTAATGCAATCTTGATACCCTGATATGCTCTATACGTAGGAGTCTCATACATTTTCTGGCACACTTTAAGTGCACCTCTTATAGATTCATCCTCTCCTGAGAAATCACCATCCACCTCTGCTAGAATAAGTTCTTCCTTATCTTGCTCTGGTACATCAAAAAACGGATTAAGATCTGGGTTAGGACATGTCATATAAAACAGATATGCATACACCTTTACAGCTTCTTCACCATACTCATCCATAATTCTTTTTAAAGAATTTAGGGTGTAACAATGTTCACTAGGAACTACTTGTCCATTCTGTATATCAAATAATCTTATCATACTCTTCCAAATGTTATATTTTTTCTAACCTTAATATCTTTGTGTGTAAACTGCCAAAGCTCTGATGTCTCATCTATTATTACAGTGTACACAGTGTCTGTTTCATGACCATAGTCTGTAACCAACCAAATCACTCCATTACCTTTAGGAGTGGTAACTTCCACTCTATTAGTTGGTTCATACATTATCATAACTTACAAGAGCTTTATCGTCTCTTTCACAAAGACTTTTATACAATTGTTTATCTTCACTCCATTCTGATCCTGTCCACCATTCAAAACCATAGAAGTCTGATTTGTACATACAGCATTTCTCATAACCTCCTAATATATAAACATGTGTACAGTCTAACATTTTTGCCACCTCACATTCATACATCTGTGCCACTTTTCCTAAGGAAAGTTTTGGCGTCTCATAGTTCCATACAAATTGTGTTGCACAGAAGGCGTCATCATACTTTTCTACAGCTGAGTAACCAATTACTTTTCCAAACTGACTATAAGAAATAATATTGCCGGTAAACAACTGTTCCCATGTAATCGTGCGTTCAAAACCGTGGTGTTTACAATATGCTTCATAGAGTTCTCTGTATATAGGTTTATCTTCAAACTTCTCATACATAAAATCAACATGCCTAGACAATCTTTTAGTAGTCTCGTGAGGTTTGTATTTTGAAAGATCTATGCGTACAGATCTTAAATTATACCAAGCTCCGTCCCAGGGTATCCACCCTTTTTCAAAAGCTTCTGATGCACTCTCACCCTCTTCTAAAATACCATGCGGCTCTGAGTAAATAAAGTCTTGATCACTCACTTTACCAAAACCATTAATGTGATCAAACACTACTTTCATTAATGCTTAGCTTTTAATTTATCTCTGTTATCTTCTAACCAATGTAATAAACTAATCACCTCAGACTTCATATATGGAATACTGTATTGAACAATGTCTTTCACTATAGGATTGCCACTAGTATCTAAAGCTGTAATAGGATTACCAAACTTATCTGTACCTACGGTTTCAAATAGAATATGATGAAGCACTAATGTACCTGGTTTAAGTCTTGGGTTGTGCTTTAAAATAATATACATGTACATACTAAGTTGTAATGTATAGTGGTTTAAATTACAATCATCCAAATGAGCTACAGGAGCAGCCATTCTATCTACCTTTCCTTCCCAGTTGGTATAACCCTCAGACTTAATTTCTTTATTAGTCTTGTAGTCTGTAATATGCACTTCTCCGTTAATCACTTCTACAAGATCTGACTGACCACATAAGCCAGCAGATTTTAAATATACCATGTGCTCTGGATAGACACCGTTAGTAAGCTTTTGTAAAGGAGCTTGTTTAATACCGTCTGTTTCTACAGGCTTAAACACTGGTACGACATGACCATGACGTTCCATTGTTGTAAGCTCGCATATATCTTTTTCTCTGCAGTTGTGATACCATGTTCCAAGATCTGTTGCACGTTTAGCTTCTGCTGCCCATGCATCTTTAATTTCTTCAGGTGTCATACCATACCATTTAGACTTCTTTGATTTAGAAGACTTAGCAGCAATAACATCTGATTCAAATGGTTTCTTGAAGTTAGAAATAAAACTTGTTACAGATATCCAATCTGTAAGGTCTGTTGCATCTACACTTCTATACTTGTGATTCTGTGGTGTGAAAACTATCATAGTCCTAATTTTTCGTTTAACTTATCTTCTTCCTCTTGTGTCAACTCTGCTTTCCAATGCCCTTTAGGACATTCTGAACTTAAACTTCTAGTCTTAAATCCAAGACTGCATCCGCACCCTCCTAGTTTTTCATTACAACAAGGAGCTGTTCCTGCCACCATACATCCATCTCCTTGCACATCTAGAAGTGCACACTTGTAACAAATCTGCATTCTCTGTTGTGCAATTTCTTCTACGTCTTCTTTTTTAAATATGGAGTTGGTTATACCTTCTATAATCTGACCCTTACTCTTCCATACCTTTATTATGTTTTCTCTTAGACTCATGTGTTTTGTGTAGTTTAATAAAGTCAGCTCTTTGTTTCTCTTCAGTCATTATAGCTTTTAAAGCTTTAAGGTCAAACAATGTTTCTGCTGTTTTAAATCTAGCAGTCATTTGCTGTAGACCCTTTTGTCTGTTGTTCTCTTCAAACTTTTCAAGCATCTCTATCTTATCATCTATCTTCCAATGCTTTGTTACAAAATCTCCAAGATTTGTAATATGCACTCTGGAATGCTTTAATGAAGATAGACTTTTCCTCACCTCTCTCCAATAGAAGCCTATAATATTATTTATAGTTTCTTCTGAGAGGTTGGTTTCTTTTGCCACCTGTGGGATAAGATCTTTAGCTTTCCGTGGATGCAATGCTTAAGAATTTAAAGTCCAACAAAATATTACCTCTAGAGTGTACTTTTAGCTCTGGGTTAATAAATATCTTTTTCTTGTTCTTTCCTTCTTTTTTAATCAAGCCTTTCTTTTCAGACTTAGTTAAACAGTTGCGTACAGATTGTGTACTAGAAAAGATTTGTTTATCATGTGCTTTATTACAAAAACTTGTAAGTTCTTGATCTCCTTCTAAAGCTAAGAGAGTAAGACAATTTAGATCAGCTTCACTCACTTGTATGTTATATAAATAACAATGGGTTAAGATCTGATATTTAACTATTTGCCAGGCACTCATCCGCACTCTCTTATCTACTTGGTTTACTAATGCCATTATAATTCTATTTTAAAACTCATATAATCTTCACCTGTGTTGCTCCAGTTTTTATATAGAAGCACCGAGGCAGCACCCATACTTTTAAAGATGTGCCACGATGCTCCTATTCTAGCTTCTCCTATTAGATGGGTGTAGTCCATTTCTTGAGCCCAATCTATTACATGCTGTATAAGCTGATAGCCTATGCCCTTTCCTCTATAAGAAGGAACGACAGTGAAACTATCTATATGTAATATGTTATCACTCTGCCATGTTACAATAGCTTCTGCTATTAAACCATTCTTCCCATCTCTCATCCATATTCCTTGACAGTTTTCATTTTGTGTGAGCATAAAGATTTTATACTTATCGTCCCAACGTAATTGTTTAGGATGCTCACGCTCAAAAGGTAAACATTCTTTATAATCTTTTAACTTATAAAGAACGGAATATTCAGAGGTCATTCTATTTCTTTTTTAACTTTTTAGGAGCTTCTTCCTGTACAGGAACATCATTAGGAATAATAATATCATCTCCAACTTCTACACCTGCTTCTACCAACTCAGGATTATTATCTAAATCTTCCTGTGTGATTTTATGCGGGGTGCCTTCTGGAGCTCCTTGGTATGCATTAGCATCAGGACGAGGATTAGTCATTTGACCAATAAAGCTTAAAGCTTTTAGTTCCTCAGCTCTAGCTGTAGCTAAACCTGTGTTGATTTGTTGAAGCTCAAGTTGCAGCTTCTTTACATCAATCTGTTCTTGTAAAAACTCCATCACTTGTTCTTTTGTGGGAGCCTTAGCTTCTTCGTTTACATTTGTTTGTTCTGACATGATTTGGTTTTTTTAATTGGTTTATAATTCTACATCCTTCTTTACCTCTGGATCTGTATTGTGGTAAAGCTGAAATATATTTAAAAATTCTTCATAGGGTGTATCAATAATATACGTATCCCCGGGCTCTGTAAAAATAGTGGTGCAGCCATTAACTAATGCATCCTCTTCATCAGAAGTGAGCTTGCATGCTATCACTATATCTATATGGAAAGCAAAGGGCATCCATCTACCCCTATCTTCTAAACCCATTAACTCTATCTTATCCACATCTATGGTGTGGCAATGTATATTACATGTATGTATCATAAGCATTATTGTCTTTTACGTGAAACGTGATATTCATTATAATTAATAAACTTGCTTCTATTGCTACCCTTTACAAGTTGGTAACCTAAGACTCTCTCTGCAACTCCATCCCTGACGTCTATAACAGGAATATTAATTGGGTTGCCGTACTTATCCGATGTCTGGATGTAATGACTTAATGCTGACTCTTCAGACGTAACGATTTTATCTGTTGACATATTGTTTGGTTTACATTATAATATACTTAAAAAGTTTAAACTTAACAAATTTAATATTATATAATTCTTAATGCAATAGTAAGTTATCCCCCCGTTGTTAATATCTACTATGCAACCCCCTAGGGTTTCCTATACAGACTTACTATGTTAGAGGATGAGATGGGGTATTAGTTTTTTGACCCCGACTCAATCTTGGCGTTGCGGGTACCCCGGTACTTTGCAACAGCAGTTCTTCTTTTTTTATAAACTCTAAAATCATTAAAAATGGGAAAGATTAAAGTAACAGTCAGCAAATGTTCTACACAAGCTTCAAAGAACGGTAACTTCATCCACACTCTTAAAACAGAGGGTAAGGAAGTGAACGTGCTCGGTCAAAGTAAAGTAAGTGGTCAACTCACATACTTCATAGCTTTAAGTAAGCCTACGAAGGTGGGTACAGTAGACGAGCTTGATATGGACCAGTTCCGTATCGAAGAGCGTCCTTACGAAGTGGTTAACCAAACTACGGGCGAGATGGAGAAGATTATGTTGAAGTGGCTACACGTTAAATAACGTGCAAGGCATACGAGGGAAAACTCTCGTATGCCTTTTTTTACCTCTTTTTAGTTTATCAGTTTATATCAGTTCAGTTTATCCTAGTATCATCATATCAACCTTTAACCCACTAAAAAATGATTGGACTTATTCTGACTGACGGAACAATCACTATGGTCTCTTCTATGATAGAAGCTGCCACAGTGGCTGCGAGTATACGCCAAGCGTAGCTCACGTCCACGGTTCTACGTTATCCGTGTCAAATAAAACGTTGATTTTCAAACAGTTACGTGTGTATCTGTTAGTGGTAGTAACACCTACCTACTATCTTTCATCCAACTCTTAGAGCCAAATAACTGACCTAGTCAGACGGATAAGATAGCTATAACTCTTTGTATTCATTCACTCCTTAAATATTGTCTTATGAAATCAGTAGTATTAATCAGCATCTACATCATTTCTTTCATCTCTTTCTTCTTTCTTATATCTTCTATTGGTTTACTATGGTGTACGCCATCAGAAGTTTATCAAGATAAGAACTGGTTTATGATATACTCTCTGTTCTTTGGTTGGTGGTTAGCCATCTTCCCAACACGTGAGTATTATATCAAACACAGCCAAGAGTTTGACAAGATATTTTAAACAGCTCATATTTGAACCCTTTAACATAGTAGTATATAGTATATTATATCTACTATGTTAAGGAGAGCTCACTGGTGAGCTGTTAAGAACTTATTTCATCACCGTTTAAATCATTTCAGTATGCGTATATATGTTATCATCTTCAAGCATAACAACCAGTTAGCTGATAACTTCTTCTTCTCTTCATTTGAAGAGGCATGGGAGTTTAAAAAGACTAGGATAGCAGAGGGTTATTGTCTTAATCCTATATCCATGTATGATGTTACATGTTTATCTGCTGCGTAATGTTTAATCTAGGTTGTTGGTGTATTCCTTGGAAACCAACCAGCGTTAGTCAGTATGTCCTGTATTTACAATCTGACACCATGAAACCCAAACGATATTCCCTGCAAAGGGTTACTGGAATTGTAGGCCAACCAGTGTAATATAAAACCAACCTTCTGATGACACCAAAGTGTTAGCCCTAGAAGCGGGGCTTAGTAGAGATATAATGCGAAGTGAAACTCTACTATGTTTTCCATTACACACAAACCCTAAAATCATTCAATATGAGAAAGTCAGAACTATACGCTAGATATGATATGTTTAATCAAGACATAGAAGAGATTGACATGTCAGAGTTTCACGACCACTTTGTTCAAGAGAATAAAGAGTTTATTTCTTTTATAGATCAGGATAGTACAAACATTACAACTATCAGACTAGACGGTTGTAAGTATATGAAGTATGCTTCACACTGGAATGTTGGCTGGCAAGGCGACATAGATGGTGATGTATTCTATTGTAAGATAAAAACTATGACTGAGAAAGAGACAGAAGAATTGAGACAGTTACTTACGTCAGATGCATTTTAACAAGATTTAGTGGTGAACTGGGCCTGTTGTGGGTCTGGTTCACCTTAAAATATTCTCCTTTGGAGACTCGGCCGCTTATGGTCGTTAGGATAAACCTGGTGACAGGTATATAAGGTGTGCGTAAACAAGCGTATCATCTACAGCTTTGTGCTGGCCATGTAAGCAAGCAAGCAACGATTGCAATGGGGAAATCTCTGAGCAATTACAGTGTTAGCATACACTGTTGAGTGGGAAACCACAATAGGACAACTTGTAGAATATATGTGAGAGCTCTTTACCAAGAGAGCAATTGCGTTATTCAGTGAGCAATAGGTGCGGTAACAGCATCTGTTTTTCACCGTAGACTGGTAATCTACACTGGGGCGTTGTAGTACGCATTCCTCAAAAGGGAGTGAGCTGCAATCTAATGGCACGTCCTGGATTATGCTATTGTAAAAATTAATCTAATTAATTTAACGAAAGTCTGTTAGTTCTCTAGGTCAAAGTACCTTATCTGTATGAAATATGACAGCACAGCCAGTACCGTAAGGAAAACTGTGAGATGGCAAGAGTATATCTAAGTAGCTGCAGGGATGTAGCTAAGGATCATCCAATCCACTTGGTAGAAATTAATATCTATGTAGTCTAGAGAAAGATCCCTCAGGAGTGAGGCAAAACACTGGTACTATCATCTACAATGGAGTAATCTATTGTGTGTATAAGCGGGGGTAACCCTGTGAAAACGGTGATACACTAAAGGTCAACACTCAGCCTATTAG